CTACCCGACTCGCTGACGACGATTGATGAGCAGGTCTTCTTCGGCTGCTCCTCGCTCACGTCCATCACGTTGCCCGACTCGCTGACGACGATTGGGGACAGTGCCTTTCTTGGTTGCTCCTCGCTCACGTCCATCACGCTACCCGACTCGCTGGCGACGATTTGGAATGAGGCCTTTCAGAACTGCTCGTCGCTCACGTCCATCACGCTGCCCGACTCGCTGACGACGATTGGGGACAGTGCCTTTCTTGGTTGCTCCTCGCTCACGTCCATCTCGCTGCCCGACTCGCTGACGACGATTGAGGACAGTACCTTTCGCGGTTGCTCCTCGCTCACGTCCATCTCGCTGCCCGACTCGCTGACGAGGATTGAGGACTATGCCTTTGAAGAATGCTCCTCGCTCACGTCCATCACGCTGCCCGACTCGCTGACGACGATTGGGAGCGATGCCTTTGAAGGATGCTCCGCCAATTTACTGATAGTCTGGTGCGATCAATATTTCAATCTCGAAGAGGTCGACGTCTTACAAAACGAATTGGTCAGAGGGTGCAACAGAAACGTAAAGCGCAAACGAGATGATGATGAAGCGGGCGGTGCCAAGAAACGTTTTACAGACACCTTTTTATAAAAATATCGTTTTACACACTTTTAGTTTTATTAAGAAATTTATTTCAGTTTCGTCTGCTATGGTTTTTGATTTATATTAATGTTGAATAGAAAGATCAGTTTAAGCATGAAAACTTAAAACAATTTATAATAAAATGGCAAATGAAGTAAAAATTTACTGCGGAACATCGCGTAATCTTCCAGCAGGATATGGCCGATTCGGAACTAGATATGAGTGTATGCAATGCGGCTACGGATCCGCTACAATGAGATACAAATGGGCGCCCGCTTCGAACTCTCCAAAGCCGCCGAACAAAGCAAGAAAAGGATGCTATAGAAGCCGTAAACCTAAGAAGAAAAGATCTCCAAGGCGTAGATCGAAGCGTAGATCTCCAAGGCGTAAATCCAAGCGTAGATCTCCAAGGCGTAAATCCAAGCGTAGATCTCCAAAACGTAAATCCAAACGTAGATCTCCAAAACGTAAATCCAAACGTAGATCTCCAAAACGTAAATCCAAACGTAGATCTCCAAAACGTAAATCCAAACGTAGATCTCCAAAACGTAAAGCCAAACGTAGATCTCCGAGTAGAGCTCAAATAAATAAGTGGATTTTGGAAGAATTAAACCGGAAACGTAGATCAAAATGATTTAAAATTTTTGAGATATTATTAAACAAAAAAAATGAACTCTATTCAAATCGCTGAAATCGCTGAATCATGGGTTGCTGCTAAGATGGACGCATACATAGAAAAGGTTGCTGAAGTATACTCACTTTCAGTTGAAGAATTGAAAGGAATTGCTAAAGATGTGTCAGTAACGTCTAGTTGCGACGCTTCTAATGTATTAGAAAAAAAGAAACTTATGAAACTTAAGAAAGTTGATCTCCAAGCCAAATGCAAGCAGTTGGGGCATAGAGTTTCTGGAAACAAAAGTGAGTTATGTGATCGTATTCTATCAGGCGCCGCCAAGTCGAACGAAACGGTGAAGAAGTCGAAGAAGAGTAAACCTAAACAAGAGGAAAACTTGCGCGTGTGCAAAAGTAAATATGGCAACTACACTTACGATGGTTTGATTATTGACAAGGGAACACGAATGGTTGTCGGTATCGAACTGAACGATGGCACGGTCGGTCCTCTTACTAAAGCTGGAATCGATAAGTGCCATCGATACAAACTAAAGTTTGCTATACCTTTGAATTTGGATGCAACGGAAGAAAAGTCGAATTCAGAAGAGGATGAAATTGAAGACGAAGAAGAAGAGGCAGAAATTGAAGTCGAAGACGAAGACGAAGACGACGACGACGACGATGATGACGATGATGACGATGAGGACGATGAGGACGAAGAAGAAGAGGGTGAACTCGAGATTGAAGAAGAGGACGAAGAAGAAGAGGGTGAACTCGAGATTGAAGAAGAGGACGATTCTAATAATGTAGGAGAAGATGACGAAGAAATTGAGTACGAGGTATACGATGATTAATATTTAAGAGTAAACAAAAACATAATAAATGATGACACATTCAGATGGAGAAACAAAATTAGAACCTGTCGCGTATAATTTGTTCGATGACCCAACCTTAATCAATGCACGCGAAAGTTTAACCCCTGAACAAAGAGAAAAGTTTGCAAAAGCAGGTGAACAAATGTATGACTTTGATTTCGAGGGGCATGGCCTTGAGCGCGATCTAGACAAAGTTATGAAAAAAGCAGCTGGTGAGATAGTGTTTACAATAAAAAATGGACTTCATCCATCTTTGCTTGAAGAAAACGAGCTTACTATAATGAAACAAAGCAGAGGGCCCGAATGGTATCTCCGCTTCGGATACACTAAAGAAGATTTAGATAGTATCGTAACTGTTCCAAAGGATCTACCAATTATAGAAAAATGTCTTTAAAATTTTATACTACACAATAGTATAAAATATTACAAATTATCTATTTTTCTTACTGATTATCCATTCAGGACCTTTGACACAGAAAGTGCATGTATTAAAGTTGAATAATCCATACAATTTCCCAGACTTTTCCATGTCCGCTCTCCTCTTCGCATTTCTTCTTACTTTTTCAGTAGATCCGCAGTTTGTATCGAGGAAAAGAACATCTCTTTTTTTAAGTTCGAGGAAAAGCAATCCTACTAGTTGAGGCGTAGTTCTGGCTAAACATTCTTTCAGTTTTTCTTGATCGAAGTCGATATTATTTTTTGCCAACAGAGCGCTTGTTTTTTGGAAGTCTGCTTGTTGTTTGAATTCATATTCATTTTGTAAAGGAGGTTTAGGTTGACTCAAAGGACACAGCCAAGGAAAGTATTCTGATTCGTCTTCAACATAGCATTTGATATCTAAAACCATAAATATTGCGGCCAAACTTATTTTTCCCAAATTACAGGCCGACGTTCCTGGCTTCCACTTTTTATTATTTTTAAGGTCAACGTTCGTTCCTTCATATTTTTCTGTGTATGAATCCAATTCGCTCCGGTTTGCATTTCGCCATGCCTTCCTTTCATTATCAAAAATTCGAAGACTACTTCCGGGCATTCCGAATGTGTAGGCTAAAGCTGATATCGTTTCATTCCCGAATAAAGCCGCCATAAAGTACTTCTTAATTTTATTAGACAGTCTAAGTTTTCTTCCAGAATCATGAGTAGCAGCGTATATCACAGCTTGTTCAAGAATGCGTTCTTGTATCGCTATAGGCAACGTCGAAATATTAGGACAATTTTCACACCTCACAGATGGCTTGTCGAATAAACTTTTAGGTTTGCTAAGATACTCGACAAGCTTAGATGACACAATATTTTTTTCATTTTTCTCTACTACTTGTTCATTAGAAATAGCTGGAACTAAAGCCGGGTTTGAAATGTAGTAAGGAGCGACGCGAACAGCTCCTCCTACGGGCTCAATTATGTCTAAAGTCAAATTGATCATGTTTCCATCGTTGGACAAAAAGCACGGGCGATTAGATTTTGTATTCTTAATTTTATCTCTCTTCTCCATCATCTCTTCCAAAACGCTAATAAGCACAGTACGATCTATCTCATCTACATCTCCCATGATCTCGTCGAACGATAAAGAGTTTTTATTTCTGAACAATCCTTTTATAATTCTTTTAATTCTTTTTCTAGGCGCATAATACCTTTGCCACGTATAGGTTACCATATCTTGCGGTTCTTGATAAGGACCAGAACTCTCGAATCCTACGCACGTATAGTCGCAATTTCTATATTCACAATCTCTCGAACCATCATCCATTCTTTCATTCTGACCAAAGTTATATGCACAGTCAAACGAATTAATTTTAATCATATGTTCAACCTCCTTTATTTTTTTATCTTTCTTCTCAGAGGTGCTGTATAAATAAACATCAATAATCTTCTCGTCAACGCCATCAATGTTCGTTGATATGTCTTTACCGCATGGTCCGCTGACATTTGAATTGGGCACAGCTACAAGTCTTGAAATGTCGACTTGACCCAATCCCCGATTGTCCGACCCAATTTCCGGTTCGTCATGAGCACCGCTTCTCACGCCTCTAGCCAACGCCTGAGAAATTACAGCGTAGTTCCAATGAGGTGTGAGTATTATTTCTCTTTTTATATTTCTGAACGTAAATCCTTCACTAGAAGCCTTTGACCCCAGAACAACCTTACAGATGCGGCCATTTGTATTCAATCCAGGTTTATTGAAGAGTTCATACAGTTCTTGGGATGGTCTTTCTTTCGATGTAAAATACATATATTTTTTACCAGGAGATCCATTGAATCGAGAATACCCCATTTTTTCCAAAATAAGACTAAGAAGTTTCAAGCCTGGACCAGGGCAGCCCTCTGTTTCTCTCGTAGGTGTAGAATAAACATATATTGGCCAAGGACCCTTTTCTATGTGATCGATGACATTAGCGAACTTACAGCTCAAATTGCAGATTTTTTTAATATCAATCTTACCTGACGTCATTATCTCTTTCCAAAATGCAGGCGTCAGATTTCCATTCCTGCACCAATCATCGACAGTTCCTTGGATTTTGTCTGATCCAGGAGGAGGAGGAAATGCAAATAACGCAACATCTCGTTGAACTCTTAAGAAGGACTGATCGCTTACGTCCCCGTCGCTGTCGGCTACTTCGTTGTACGCTTTGGATTGAAAGTCAGACATTTTCAAATAAGTAAGTTTGAAGTCGGTGAAGGGCTCTAACACAACTCCTTCATAAACGGCTGTTGGAACGTCTCCTCGAATGTCAGATTTGAGATAGCTGACACGACCTCGAAGATCCTTTTCAGAAACTTCTTCCAAATTTCCAGGCACAAGAAGGTCTATAACAGGAAGAATATCGTTTGAGCTATCGACCATCGGCGTTCCTGTTAGTAAAACAATTTTTCTTTGCGGCGTCACGGTGTGTTGAAACAGGAATTTGAATCTTTTCCAAGTCAGAGAAGCGGGCGATTTTTTTTTCCATGCGTTCTGAGTCATGTTGTGAACTTCGTCTAGAATAAAAACAGATTTATTAAATTTTTTCTTCAAAGCTTTCGCGCTTTTCCCGATGATTTCTTTTCGAGCGAAAGTGTCGTAAGAGTAAAAATTATATTTTTTTATATGTTCTGCAAATTCTTTTTGTTCAGATTCAGTCTTTACGTTTTTCATTTTTCTTAACTCTTCCGTGAAAATACGCTTCACCGAAGACGCTTTTGATCCAAGAACGAAAACTTTGTTTATGCCCGAGTTAGACGCTAAAGCTTCTTCAGCTATAGCAAGCGAAGTTCTTGTTTTCCCAGTACCCATTTCGTGGAAAAGCAATACTTCATCGTAAGGAGTCACTGGACTCGCGTATCGTTGCAACCGTCTCTGATGTCCTTTGAGATTTGGTGGTAGAATATTCGAATCGTCGTGAAATTCTTTTCTTTTCCATATTTTTCTATTGAATTCAGGGTTATCGTTATCAGCGATCTGAGGATAAAGTCCTATGAAATAATCAAGGGTTTGCATTTCTCTTTATTCCAGTGCGTATTAAATAAACTAATTATTTATAGTAGTAAATAAATATGAGCATATCTTACTCTGGTATTACTTCATACGGAAAATCAAATTTGCCCTCAGTTGAATCGTGGGGAAGCTCCATGAACATTTTAAAAGATCCTCCGAAATCTATTCATACTCGTAGAAAAAATAAAGTTGGACAAACTATGTCTATCACTGAAGACATAGATGCTGCTACTGATCGAGCGGCTGAAGCAATCCGCGTATACGCTCGAGGCACTAATCCGGCTGTATCTGTAATGTACAGTAACAACGGTACATGTGGCGGAGCCCTAGGTGCTGCGTCTGGTATCGGAGCTTCCGCAGATAATCCGACAAGTGCTTTGGCCAACACTCAAGCATCTTTGCCTTACAAAATCATGCAAGGCGGAGCTTTCCGACCACCAGTTCTTACGCAACGAGAAACGATGGCGTTGTCGAGGCAGCCTCGTGAATTCACTCAGGCTCAAGCAAGACCCGGTTTTGCTGACTTTACTAAAAAATTACGAGTATGTGGCACTGCTGCGAATACTTACGAGGTCAAAACTCATATGAACACCTACGACGTTTCTGTACCAAAAGCATGCAAGAAGGTTCGAGGCATGGAACCGACATATGAACTCAAATATGCTGTACAGGATAACCTCGCCGCAGAAGGTTTTACAAACAAACAAGATTTACGAACTCAAAGTGATAACAGGTCGACTGTTGATACATCAAGATACACACAAGTATGTCTTGATGTTGGTGAAGCGAATACAGCTAAACGCGACTTGACCAAATTTTCGCGAGGAGTTGAGAACACGATGAAACCTCTTCAAAAGAATGTTCCTAACTTTTCTTGGGAACGAGGCGCTGTGCCGAATAAAAATTATGCAGCTCGTCACGTAAATCTCGATTTGGGAAACTATACTAACCGTGGCGGTAGCTATCAAGGTAGTACGAGCAAACCGATTACTTATTATTAATTTCAAAATTTTATTCTCTCGAGAATAAAATGAAACTTCTCAATGAAACACTCGCCATTGCTGTATCCTTCGGTTTATTAGGTCTGGTTGTATCGACTTTATTTATGTTTTTACCCAATTCCGATGGTAAAAAGTTCGAATTAAAAGACTATCATTTTTGGTGGCAAGTCTTCCTTTCAAATGCAGTAGCTGGCGCATTATTTCATCTTATTTGCGAAGCTACTGGCGTGAACAAATGGTACTGCAAGAACGGTAATGCGTGCTCTAAATAAATAGGGTTTGATTTCTAGATCTTCTATTCCTTTGTGACTAATAGAAGATCAAGATGCGACCAAGCCGCTAATTGGGTGTGGAAAGAATTCCACCGGTATAGTCATTCATACTTTCGGCATTTGAGTCTCCACTATTCCAAAGCCGAGGCAAACATATAATTTTTCTATTTTTTTGAATAAATGAGTACTATCGAAGATCTCCAACAAACTTTGAAAGAATTATTGACCGGTGACCACGAAGAAGCAACATCCGCTTGGCTCATAACAAAGATTCCAATTCTGATGAAAACTATCGAGCAAGCGAATTCGATTCATAAGTTGGCAGGAACTGAAAAAAAGAATTTATTGATCCAAACGATCAACTCTTACATTAAGGCTGAAGAAGATGCTCATGATGAAGCAGCGTTATATTTTGCGAATCATGTCCTGCCGTCTTTGATCGATACAATCATCACAGTAGATACTAGCAAGATTCGTATTAAGGCTAGAAACTGTCTCAATTTATGCTGTCCTATAGCTTAATACAGCCGCTTGAGATTAAAGCTACAAAAGCAATTCCTTGAAGCAAACAATCGCTCACGTCGTCCTTTTTTTTAAGATTTCCAATCTTTTCTATTGATTCCCAGTCGCGTCTTGCTAGGAGAACGTCCTCGGCAATATTTACACTCCATTTTTTACGAGCAGGCTTGTCAACAGCTTTGTATCGAACTGCGCCTTTTGTATTCACAGTTTTCAACTTTTCAGCTCCTAACACTTGTGTTTTGTGATAAGCTGGGAAAGAAATAATTTTTGCAAAACGTCCAAACATAGCGATGAAGTAGCTTTGAACGTGATGCGCAACCCGAATAGCTTTCGTGTTCCTTACTTTTCCAAAGCTCATTTGTTTTTCAACTACAATGTACTCACACGTTGCAAAAGTATCCTTGTGGCTGTCTAAAAAATCGTTCAACGTACAAAGAGTATCCGTGCTAACCTCGACTTTCGAGTCTTCGCCTGTAGCAATATTTTCATTAGAGAATAGAATTGTTTGACCAGCCATCGCAATATTTTCAAGGAGTCGTCTGGATTCTACAGTAGCTGTACCATTTGGGTTGTACACAAGTTCAATTCTTTGTTGAAGAAGTTCTGAAGGGAAAGAATCGATCCAGAATGCAAAGTTTTTTGTACCTATATCGATGGATAAAATATTTGTGTTCTTCATTTATGTAAGAATCATCATCTTTAAAAGATATCTTTAGAAAGAAAGGAAGATGAATAGTAAACAGCGTTTTGAAAATTTTGTGACAAGTCATTACAATAATTCTATGATTCTTAAAAATTTCGACCAAACAAAATCTGCAGCGTGGAAGATTGAGCATAGAATGTTGCAACAAGAATTCATAGTACCTGCATCCATTGTATCATACTCGAAACTAGTTCACGATATTATGAAAAGTATTTCTCCAACAGTTCCTACTGGAGCGGCGTTTACGCAACAACCAGTAGAATTCAGCACTGCAATTACACAAACGGAGATGAATTATAGAATAGAACAAGGTGATTCAAAGCTGGTAAAACTTCAGAAAAATTGTATGAGGTTGAAGAGCGAACAAGGTTTATTCGGATATTCTTATCCTGAAATGCTTGCTGTGCTTGCATCGGGTGATTTTAGAGTCGATTCGTTCAAGCCTTATGGACTTTTTCTTGGAGTATCTTTTAGAAAAATGTTTGATGAGGAGGAGGACGAAGAGGAAGAAAAAGTTCAACAAGAAGATGAATATGATTTCTCTGAACAATTAAAATTTGCTAGAAGATTACAAGATAACCTTTTCGATGACGAAGACGACGAGGGATATGATGGAGAAAATAAGTTTGGCGACGATGATGCTTGGTAATTTTTTTATACTCTCGAGTAGTATAAAAAACATAATTCTGTAATTTACTTGCACAAGACCCATAAGTAGAGGATAAGTCCAAAAACTGCAGTATGAACAGCAACTCCCCACTTCGTAGGTTTACCGTTTGCATCAACAAGCGTTCCTTGCGGGACGCCGACCTTTACAGCAATTCTGTTAACCAAATTGTACGTTTGAGGAAGGTTCAGAACAACGAATAGAGCGCATAGAATTGCAATTACTCTGACATCAGCGGCATCGCAACGAGCAGCGCCTAGTGGATTAAGACCACGTCTGGTACGAAGAGGAGCATTTAGTTGGTTGTAATAGTCCATTTACTTATTATTTTATTTTTTTTATTTTTTTTTGAAATATTTGGATTAAAATGATGATCTAAACAAGAAAAATTCTTTTACAAAATATTATGACTCTTTCAATGAATACTTCTAAGACTCTTTCAATGAATACTTCCAAGACTTATGAACGCCGACCGCGTCCTGTCCGTAGACGCACTAATCTGCTTCGAGGAAACTTTCACCTTTTTAATGAGCAAGACGATCTCAAACTTTTTAGTGAGCCCAATGGGCTTAAGGGAGTTGTTTTCGAAAAAAATAAAAAAGTAATGGATGCTTTTCCTAGAGTAAAGGATATCGTCGTGAATGAAGATGGTCCAATTTCCAAGCTAAGCGACGAAGTTGTTTCGAAATCGACATTTTACGATCACCACGAAGGCGCGCTTATTCGAGTTTTTTATGCATCCAACTCTTGGAGAGTTTCAACTCAAAAGAAGATTGACGCCTTTTCTAGTCGTTGGAGCGGAAGTCAAACGTTTGGAAATACCTGGGCTGAAGCAATCAAACTTGAGGTACAACGCAAACCAGAGATTTTCGGAGAATCTGAAAATTATATGATGAGCCTATTCAATACGCTGGACAAGGAAAAACAGTATCTGTTCATCATTCGCCACAACGAAGATAATCGCATTGTTTGCGAATCGCCTGCAACTCCAACTGTGTATCACGTAGGAACTTTTATTAAGGGCGTAGTTGATCCAAACGATGATATCAAAATCACAAAGCCTGTATCTTACAAGTTTCCAACGGTTGATGCTCTTAAGAAGCATGTTCTTTCGTTAGATTCATCACAGATCAGCGGTTGTCTTATGCGAACAGAGAAAATGAACTGGTACAAACTCCAAAACGAAGAGTATATCACGTTGGAAAAGGTTCGAGGGAATGAACCAAGCCTTCGATTTAGATACTTGCAAGTGCGCCAGGATGAAGAAATGGTGCAGAATTTATACAAACTGTTTCCATCGCACACTCAAACGTTTGATGAGTGCGAAGATTCGATCTACGCTATCGCCAAGTACATTCACAGGGCGTATATGGACAGATTTATTAGAAGGCAGTTCATCACTCTGGACAGAGAGTTCTTCACTATCATGAGACTTTGTCATGATTGGCACAAACAAGACAGACAACATAATAAGGTTGATCTTGATAAAGTTATATACTACCTTAACACTAGATACGATCACGTCCTCAACAAAATGATTAGGATGTATAAAAATATTGTAGAAGAAGAAAATAAAGAACAAGATGACGGAGAATACAACTAAAAAAAAAAATAAATAAAAAATAAAAAAAGCCCCTGCGGCTGAACCATACACCAAGGTTCAGCCGCAGGGGCTTTTTTTTTGTAACTTGGGTCGGGTCAAATTGTATAAAAAAAATAAAATCGTATAAACTAAAGATATAATGTCTCAGATACCATCACTTGAATCGTCAATTAGAACTTGCCAGGTCGATACAGCATGGGCGAATCGTGCTCAGTCAGACCGTTTTTTGAATACGAATGCTCTAATGTGCCCGACGTGGGGCGGCACTGATCTTGTTGGAAGACAAGTTTGCCCAGACTCTTTCTGGACCAAATCTCCTGGATGCAACTCTGCTATGGATAGAGTTGTAGTAGAATCTCATCTTAGACCGCAGTACATGGAATACATTTCATTGAACGCTCAGGGTCTTCAAGGATCTATGTACGGAGGAGGCGGATGCTCCGGAAAAGCGCAGGCAGACAACAGAACCAAGATGCTCCAAGGAACGAGAAACGTTACTGGACATTTCAACTCCGGATTCGGTTCCCAAGTCATAGGCGCGTGCGCGCCCGGTGATCTTGGATACGCTATGTACCAACAACAGGCTAGAGAAAACCAAGCTGCCGCCGCTGGAATGCAAACCAGAAACCTCAGAATGGGCGCAGGATTTGCTTAAATAATTAGTTATATTTTATACTAGTTTTCAGTATAAAATAACAATTTATCGCGGAACCGGACGAGGAGCAACCATCGGTCTTGGCGCGGGACGAGGAGCAACCATCGGTCTTGGCGCGGGACGAGGAGCAACCATCGGTCTTGGCGCGGGACGAGGAACAACCATCGGTCTTGGCGCGGGACGAGGAACAACCATCGGTTTTGGCGCGGGACGAGGAGCAACCATCGGTTTTGGAGCAGGAGCAGGACCGCAAGGATTTACACAAGGAGGGGCAGCCGGGCATGAAGCGCACACGCCAAGACTCTGAAGTGTTCTGTATCTCTTACCAGCACCGTTGCAGTGACCGCCACCGGTGCTTGATCTAGTAGTTTGTACTGAATTCATATTCTTTATTAATAACAACAATTATTAAAATTCTATTCCTTCAAAACATTTGAACGAACAAAAAAGCACAGGAATCGCACGATCTTTCTCCAGCTTATACGTTTTAAGATTTAAATTTTTAGTACTCTTGCATTTATAACACTCATTATCTACAACCTCACGCGTTGCTCTAATAGACGAAACTTCTTCACTTTCAGAAACTGATTCATTTTTAACAGGCTTTTCCCACACAGTTTCCCCGGTTTCTTCGTTGTAATAATATGTTTTACCAGGATCGCTACTTTCACTTACATGAGCACTCCATCCTGCTGGAAGATCATCACTCTTGGATCCATCATCGCTCTTAGACACATCATCGCTCTTAGACACATCATCGCTCTTAGACACATCATCGCTCTTAGACACATCATCGCTCTCAGACACATCATCGCTCTTAGACACATCATCAGATACTGGGTGTTCCCATTGAACTTCTCCAGTTTTATCGTTTCTATAGTACACCTTTCCAGGGTCGTTACTTTCGCTTACATGTTTAGACCACCCTTCAGGAAGTTTCTTGTCAGACGTACTATTACAAGGTCTTTCCCAACTTGTTTCTCCAGTGGCTGTATTATAATAATATGTTTTGCCAGGATCACTACTCTTACTGACATGTTCTTCCCAACCTTCTGGTAAAGCATCAGTTTTAAAAACCGATGGATCTGAGTAATCAGGAACAGCCGAGGAAGTTGTACTTTCTGAAGGCGTATCTGCAGGGGGGGTTTCAGATGGTGCTTTGTCCGTCAACGATTCTATATACTCAAAAAATGTATTGACGAAATTTGGTGTTAAATCAAGGTCATTTTCTTTGGATTCTTCACTTGTTTTAGATTCATCCGATTTAGCTTCTTGAAGATTTGTAGACTTATTGACGCTTAAATTTTTATTTTCTTTCCATTTTCTCCACGCTTTCTGAATTACTCTTGCAGCTTTATTTTTCTTATTTTTCAAAGATTCTACTTTTTTCTTTTTGGATTTCCATTTTCTCCATGCTTTCTGAATTACTTTCGCGGCTTTATTTTTCTTCTCTTCAGGTTTCTCTTCAGGCTTTTCTTCAGGTTTCTCTTCAGGTTTCTCTTCAGGTTTCTCTTCAGGCTTTTCTTCAGGTTTCTCTTCAGGTTTCTCTTCAGGTTTCTCTTCAGGCTTTTCTTCAGGCTTTTCTTCAGGCTTTTCTTCAGGCTTTTCTTCAGGCTTTTCTTCAGGCTTTTCTTCAGGTTTCTCTTCAGGTTTCTCTTCAGGTTTCTCTTCAGGCTTTGTATTTAGTTTCAGTTTTTTAGAAATGTCCTCTAATATAGTTGGAAGATCTTTATCATCTATTCGATGTAAAGTTTTTTCATTACGTTTAGATACTAAAAATTGTATTTTTCTTTTTTTAGAGCGATTCAATCTATTCCATTTATCATCTGACATTTTTTGTAGATCTATCGCTTTTGTACTCGGGTCAATTGCTAAGGCTATAGGTGAATCCTGATTCAAGATTTTTTTGATTTGATTTCGTATATTCATATTTTGATCTGAATATACTGGCTTATAAGCCAACTCTGTCGAATTTTATAAAATGATTCATCTAAAAGATGAACTGATATTACAAAAATGGTAAAGATCATTCTCAAGAAACTGAAAAGTCACGATACTATCTGGCACCCTCAGTCCAGATTAGTTTTCAAATCTAAGAAAGAAAAGGTAGTTATTGGGCGTCTAGATGAAGACGGTGAAGAAATCGAAGTTGTTGACAATATAATTGATCTGTGCGATCAGTGGAAGTTTAATATTTGTCCATCGATTGTAGAATCGGAAGAGGAAGTCAAGGAAGAGGAAGTCGAGGAAGAGGAAGTCGAGGAAGAGGAAGTCGAGGAAGAGGAAGTCGAGGAAGTCGAGGAAGAGGAAGTCGAGGAAGAAGAGGTCAAGGAAGAAAAGAAGGAGAAGGAAGTTAAGGAAGTTAAGGAAGACAAGAAGAAGAAGAAGAAGGAAGACAAGAAGGAGAAGGAAGTTAAGAAAGACGCGAAGAAAGAGGGTGCAGATCTTCATGTTTTACTCGAGTCGGTTCATTCATTGTTCCATGATAAAAAGCAAGAACTTGAGAGTTTGAAAGAGGAATTGTTTCAAGTGAGAAAGGAATTGTCTATGGCGTTGGAATCCAAAGAAAAGTCTGAAGCAAAGCTAGCAAAGATTCGTGAACACTTTCTATGATTTTAAATATTAAATTTCTTATTATGTATAATAAGAAACAAAAATCGAAAGCACGGAATGTTGTAGGTCTAAAAACTATTACATATTACAATAAACCATGCTAGATCTTTCAATAATAGAACCATCTTTGTCAAGCCTGTCTTTGATTTCTTGTTTGTCAGCTTCAGCGTTGTCCTATGCGGCAGCATCACTTCATACGTTTGATATGAACGTTCTTGTTCATGAGTTCAATGACTGGAAGAAAACGTGGAACGTCACGTATTCTTCACCCGATGTAGAGAATATTCGTAGTAAAATTTGGATGGATAACAAACGTGCAATCGATGAACACAATTCACAGGGTAAGTCTTGGACTATGGGATTGAATCGTTTTTCGGATCAAACAAACACTGAGTTTGAGCTGCAGTATAATGGTCTTAACCCCGTTATATATCCCCGACCCGCAACGCAGTATCCACCGCCTGTCGTAAATTTGTCCGAACTTCCAGAGTCGATCGATTGGAGAGAAAATGGAATTGTGAATCCTGTAAAGAATCAGGCGCAATGCGGATCTTGTTGGGCATTTTCAGCAATCGCGTCTTTAGAGGGGCAGTATGCTTTGAAACACAAGAATCTGACTTCATTTTCCGAACAAGATCTTGTAGATTGCGTGCAAGGAGTAGAAGTTAGCGGAGGCGAATGTTGCGATGGATGCGGAGGCGGTCTTATGGATGCAGCATTTGATTACATCGCTTCAGCACAGAAGGGTGCTACAGATTTAGAAAGCAAGTACGTTTACACTGCGATGGACGGAGATTGCGCTTTTGCAGACAATGGTCCGGGCGTTGGTGATGTAGTAGGACATGTTGATATCACACAAGGGTGCGATCAATGTCTTCAGAGCGCGGTTGCAAACGTTGGTGTTATTTCTGTAGGTGTAGACGCTAATTTCGATTGGCAAATGTACAGCGGAGGCGTATATGTTCCGGACGAGTCTCAGGGAGGATGTTCGTCTGATCCTGGCGCGCTAGACCACGGAGTTGCCGTTGTTGGATACAACACGGATACGTTTTTGATCGATGGAAAGAATAAAACGTTAAACTACTGGATTGTTAGAAACTCGTGGGATAAAACATGGGGTATCGACGGGTACATGTATCTTAGCAAGGACGTTAAGAATGCATGCGGTTTATCCAACTATGCAAGCTATCCTACTCTTAGCAACTCAACTCTTACCGAGAATCAGTGTCTTAACTCGCATCCGCAGTGTCCATCTGAAGTATGCTACACAGAATGTCCTTGCAACTGTTTTATTCCTTCAGGTTCGTCCCCTTGCGACTGTTCAGCTGCTACTTGCTCCTGTGTTCGAAGTGTCTAAACATTAATTTTATATATTATATTGTATATAAAAATTAGCTTATTACAGAGGAATTTGAAGCTGTTTGTTGGGCATTTTCAACTGGATCATGTCCTGTAATGTATTTACTGTTGTAGCTGTCTCTTGGAAAGACGGACGGTAACATCGGCAGCAGCAAGAGTCGCCGAAGCGGAGCCGCGATCTCCAACACTGCGTCTCAAGGTAATTTGTTCAGTCTTGTTATCAGTATTATGGAAAATACTTGCAGAGGCAATGCCAGCCGTCGTTGTATCTGTTTCAGGCACTCCCCCCGTTATGTTGGTGACTACTACGTAGTCGCGATCTGCATAGTCATTACCAGCGATGCCGTCATCTGCAATTATAATAGTAACGAGTTGCACTTGGCCAGATACGCCCCCCAAAGTAAATTGCCATCCAGAACTCCCGACCTCAGTATAAATGACAGCGCTTGTTGCGTTTGAACCGGCCCCAAGCGTAAGTGTGTAAGCAGAATTAACAATATCGTACACCGCAGTTTCGGGGGACTGCGGTGTAGTGCCTGCCTGAAACTTAGCAAGGATGTCGGCCGTATCCCAAGTTACTACTTCTCCTGATACGTATCCAGATCCCGGGTTAGTGACTACGGCAGATAAAGCTATCGGATCGCCGTTGCCCTCGATTGGGTTACCTGTTGTAAATGAAAATGTAGCGGTCATTCCAGTTCCTGTACCCGTGGTAGAGCTAGAAGTGACTTCTACACTGTACGTCGTGTCTACGGTGAAGGCAGCCTCTGTCCAGTTGGCTTCAATTGTGGCAGTGAGTGGGGCTGAGGCTACAAGAGATGCACCTGGACCACCATCCAGAATGTTAGCGGACAAAATTTTTTTACAAAACACGTTAGATCCTAAACCGAGCTCGGTTCCAGAGTACGGAAGTTTTGGAGGTTGATATAATAAAGCCATTTATTATAATCTTTTTTTTTTTTAAAAGATTCATTATATTATTTACGCTTGAGCGACACCGCGTTCGCGGATACGAACGACCATAGTAGCTTCCGATAGGTTTTGGTTGGCGACGCCATTTACTGCGCCGCATTGACGCTTAATAGTAATCGACGTAGCCGATGCGAATGACACCTGTCCTGTGCCAGCGGAGAGAGCATTAGTTTGGTCAACAGCTGTGCCATTATTTGCACCAGCGATAAATGAGACTTCTCCGTAATGAGTAGCAGCAGTCCATTTATGGTCATTGGCAAAGGTCATCGTAATTACTTGGAATGCGCCGCCGGCGGCTTCAGCTCCTCCCTTAAGATCACCCTGATAGGCTCCTACTTTTTCGGTACCGGCGATTAGAACACCCGCTCCAAAAGTTTGAGCGGTTCCGGCATCCTCGGGTGCTGTGCCCATATCAAACGCGTATACGCTTGATGAGAATTCTCCTCGAAGACCGTTAGGGTCAGTCACGCTCGATATGTTAGTGTTTACTACAGATTTGATTGACATTTTATTATCGTCAAGATTCTTTTTTCATTTTTAAAAAAAAATAAAAAAAAAGGAATGTGTACCTTCAAGGCTTCGCTACGCCACGTTTGCGGATAACAACGCTCCAAGTACAGGCCATGAGATCCTGAGGTGTTATAGCAGAGGAAGCCCTACGAATGAACTCAAGGGTATTATTCGTTCCAAAAGAACCACCGCTGCAGTGTCCTACCTCGAGGACGCCAGTGTCCGGTTCTGAACCAACGAAGTGCACTTCCATGTAGTGCGTAGCAGCATTCCATGCGTGGGCAGTTGCAAAGTTTAAGGTGACGAATTGTTGTTGTCCTGCAAGAGGTCCTCGGCCAGCAGGAAGTGTACCTTGGTACGCGCCTACGGTTTCACTACCGTCCTTGAGTACAGTGGCTGCGACTGTAAAAGCGTCGACATTGGTTGCACCTGGTGTTACTACAGCTGCTCCGCATTGAAAGGCGTATACGCTTGAAGGGAGATTCCCTCTGTTTCCTACAGGATCAGTTGCTTCCGATATGTTAGTGTTTACTACAGATTTGATTGACATTTTATTATCGTCAAGATTCTTTTTTCATTTTTGAGTAAAATGAAAAAAACGATACTTGCACTTAAGGGGTTGTTTTCTTGACACCACGTTTGCGGACTCGGACAAGCATGACCGCTGGTGTTAAGCTAACAGCTCTGGAGTCGTCTGGGTTCCCTGGGTCTGGTACGTCTGCGATTGCTCCAGCTTCGCGGCGAACGATGATATTATTCGTGTTGAAGCTACCGCTGGCAGTTCCAACAGTTGCAATCTTACTTTCAGCTGCCGTGCCTACAAGAGTGATATCAAGATCGTACTCTTTAGCCGTCCATCCATGTGCAGTGGCAAAGGTCATCGTAATAAGCTGGACGACGCCTGCAGCAGCTCCTGTGCCAGCTTTAAGTGTGCCAGCGTAGGCGCCTATGGTTTCGGTACCGTCGGTCAGTACAGATGCATCAAAAGTTTGTACAGCTCCGGCAACGTCGGGTGCTGTGCCCATATCAAAGGCGTACACGCCTGAAGGAAAATTTCCTCTGTTTGCTACAAGTTGAGTTTCACCAGAAATATTAGTGTTAACAGTAGATTTGATAGACATATTTTATTACTTTCAACATTTTTATTTATTTATGTGAACGACTTGCGTTTTTGGATTTCGATTTCTTTTTGTGTTCTAAAGTACCTTTTCTAAGTTCTTCTCTGATCTTTTCCATTTCTATTCTTTTGAGCCTTTCAAGTTCTTCTTTTCGGATTTCTGCTCTCATTTTTTCATATTCCTTTTGTTTTCTTTCTTCTTCTTCCCGTTGTAGTCTTTCTTTTTCTAGCCTCATCCTTTCTTCGTTTTCTTTTTTTAGAATTTCATTTCTAATTTTTTCTTTCTTTGCATTTTCTTTGTCAATTATGTATTGCGGTGTTGCACCTTTTTTAGAGAGCATGGCCTTTGTAGGAGCTCTGCCTGGAATATATCCTCCGTAGTTTACTATGGGTTGCATTTTTTTTAATAAAAAATGTAGACCTTTAAGTTTATTCAAAAATTATATCATTAGAAGACATGGCTGTCATTAAAGTGTTTATATCTGTACGCATATTATGTTTGAAAAAGAACTCCTCAACTTCATTTTTGATGGGAGTTCCAGTGAACAAACTTTTTTGTTCACCAGAACGTTCTTGAATACAAAATAATCTTCTGGAAGAAGTATGATTTAGAACGTCTATATTCAATTTTTCAGGGAGGTTATCAATGGACTTCCATTTCTGAACAAGATCAAAAGCTTTACATGCTCCTATTCTAGGTATGTTTGGATTATAATCTGTACCACACATTATACAGAAGTCTACGAATTCATTTTCTTTCATGTTGAGGTCAGAAAGAAGTTTTGAGAATGTGATCCTTTGAACTGTTTTGCCGTAGAAATCAGGTTTACATAGAAATGTAGACGCTTTGTAGGCCAAACAATCGCTATCTTCGGATAAGACGGCCGCTGCTTCTGAGTGTCTTACCATTCGCGCGCATTCCTTTTCAGCTTCTCCTGGTGCCATAATCCAAGGTACTTTGAGAACATCTAGCAATTTCTTTAGTGTTTCATAGTCTTCTTTAGTGATGGTAAAGTTGTGTTTCTTCATGCGGTCAAGTTTTTCCTTGACGATATGAATGTCAAACTCAGAGGCTCGAGTAGGGGTGAGTAGAAGAGCTTTTTTTCTTCCTACTGAAGTTGGTCCGTTTCTTTTGGATTCCTTTTCGAATGTTTCTTGAAGGAGTTTTACAACATCTTCGTCTAATCCTTCTAATCCATTGTTGAGTCCGTGCAATTGTACAGCTTGATCAAGAGCGTTGATACGATCTTGTTGTTTTTGTCTGGCCTTAGCGCGTTTAAGTTTTTCTGCAGCTTTTTCTGGAGGCATCCCATCGTCTAGTACGAATACGGGGTGCGCGTTGGATCTACGCATCCAGACAACGAGAGATGCGAAGGAGTCTAGCCAAGAGTCGGCGTTTGATGCTTTGAACTTGCACATGAAGATAGCGGTATCTATAGCAATTTTCTTGAAGGCGTACTCATCAAGCTTGACGCCTCGGTCAAATACTTCAGGGTACTTATCGGCTAAAAATTTTGTAAGATTTTTGATTCCCATGTTTACATTCTTCAAATAAATATTTGAAGAATCATTTTATAGCTTAGAAGAGTAATTTTTCTTCATAAAATTTATGAAGAAAAAATATGTATCGAAATTAATTTCAGAAACGCCTGGGTTGACTGCAAACGTAATCTCTTTGGATGCAGCAATGAGAAATGCCCTAGAAACATCTTCCGAATTGAAAGCTTTGAAAGATAAACTGGAACAAATGAAAAAGTCACAGTCGAAATCGGTAGAGCCTGACAATAAGGCCTGGGCACAGGCCATACAAAACATAAAAGATAAAATAAAAGAAACGAGTGCAAACTCAAGGCTTAGAATGTATTTAGTCGAAAGCGCTGAACTGGTTGACACGTATAAAAAAATACTTAAGCAACCTATAAAGATGTCCTTCATGGGCCCTGTAAAAGCTTCGTCAAATGAAAAAGATATCCTTGAAAAAAAATATATGAAGATTTATGAAAAATATAAACAATATGCACCAAATCTTGAAAAAATAGTACAGAAAAATAGACCCCTTGAAGCTAACAAACCAGTATGTTTGACTCCTGAATGCGACTCAGTAGAATTTAAAACAGTGAATGAAACGCTTGTCTGTGAAACATGTTCCTGTGTTCAAGCATCCATTGCATCTACAACGTCCTATGCAGACATAGACAGGATAAATGTGTCCAGCAGATACTTGTACGACAGGAAGGTTCACTTCAGAGACTGTATACTACAATTTCAGGGAAGACAAAATGTCACCATTGATAAAAGTGTATACGATAGCCTTGAAAACGAATTTGATAGACATCATCTACTCATTGGAGACAAAAATACACCCGTTCACATACGCTTCTCTAAAATTACGAAGGAACACATATCAATGTTCTTGAAAGAATTAAGACTATCCAAACACTATGAAAATGTACAACTAATTCACTTTAATCTAACCGGTAAACCCCCTCCAGACATATCTAGACTTGAAGGCGTGCTCTTATCAGATTTTGAACAACTCACCATGCTATATGACGAAGTATACAGATACGAACCTAGAAAAAATTTTATCAATACTCAGTACACATTATTCCAACTACTCAAACGTCATAAATACCCTTGCAACGTGTCCGATTTTTCTATTATTAAAACAAGCGAAAGACGAGACTGGCATCACAGGGTATGCAAAAATTTGTTTAGTAAATTGAACTGGAACTTTACAGCGGTATAATATTTTTTTTTTTTTATAATAAATAAAAACGACCTGGTGCAACGGTAGCACGCTTTATTGAAAGAGATCGCGGTTCGAATCCGTGGGTTGTTAGGTGACAAAAAAAAGCCCCCATGACTGAACCTTGTCGATAGGTCCAGCCATGGGGGCTTTTTTTTTTATTTTTTATTAGCATGCTTTTAAAGTGTGAACGACTACCGGTTCCGTTCGTCCGATTCTATTTGCCCTCCCAATAATTTGAGTTCTAGTAGCTTCATCCATAGTGTTGAACATGATGATATCGGTTGCGGATTGAAGATTCACGCCAGCCGTGTTGGAAAAGTCTGTAGACACGAAAACGACCTGAGTATCACCTTCCTGAAAAGACTTGATCATCTTAGATCGAGTAGGAGCGGCTCCTTTGAGTTCGCAATACTTGAGACCGAGGTTCTTGACGCAGTGTTGAATCCTTCTGAAACCTCCAGAATACTGGGATGCAAGTATAAATTTGGCCTTAGGGTTTTCTTCCAACCGTTTGTTGAATATCTGCAACATGCATTCGAGTTTCGTAGGAGGTTGATCTAGTGCAGGGGCAGAAGATTTCTCACCAATATGGACTAAACTCGAAATAGGAGTTTTAGCTCGACAATTCGGACAACTGTGATGGTGTGTCAACCAGGTCAAGAGACATTCTCCGCAGAATATTTTTCCGCAAGATGGTTCCATCACTGGTTCATGCATATCATCAAGGCATATCATACAAGAACCTTTCAGATCGTCTTCCATAGTATCTTCCAACTTTGAAAGTTGATCGTCAATGTCGACTAGTTTTTTCTCCCAATCTCGTTTTGAAGATTCGTTTTCGGCTCTTCCAAGTCTGAACACGATTTCTTCTCTGCGTTTCATCTTTTTCGCCCGAATAACGTCTATGATGTTATCTTTAGAAGAAGAACTTCCTCCCATAGCGGCGATAGCTCCGCTAATGTCCCCCGCCTCGATTCTCGCCAACAAATCTCTCGAAACGAGACCCCTGAGACCTTGAACCAGAGGTTGAGAACAGAGGTACTCTTTCACGATCGGAGAAGGCATCCCAAAGCTTTGTTTAACAAATGGTTCAGGATTTCTTACGGTGAATAATGCGAGCGCTTTACTGTTCATAGAATAGTTGTAGTAGTAAGGAGACTGAATATGAGAAAAAAGTCTACCTATCCAGTTTCCTTTTTGAGATTTTGCTATACCTGCAGGAGTTGCGGTGATGAACCAAAGAAAACCGCACAACGGGAAATCCATACTAGGAAGTCGTAGATGAGCTGGTTCGTCGAAAATGAATCTTTTCCAAGCAATTCTAGGATTAGCTTGAATAACCTTTTTATAAAAGTTAGGCGTGCATATAACGACATCATAATCGAAGTCGGCGTTGGACACAGGGTTGCAATACTTTTTTACTGACCTCGTGTTCTTGACGAGAAGAACCTTGAGATCTGGAGCAAAATTAAGATCATTCACCCATTGATCAAAGCAGCTAAGAGAAGCTACTATAAGAGTCGCATTTACGCGCTTTACCGTGCTTGTAAATTTCCATTCGTATAAACCCATCCGTTCCGTAGTTTCGATTTCCATAGGAGTACTCGTGTCCCATTCCATCTTATCTCTTGCGATCAGAGATACGATACTAAGAGTTTTCCCATAGCCTACAGGGTCGGCCTGTATACCAAAATGGCGAATGAGTGTTCTTTGGCACGAATGGTCCGGTCTGTAATCGTGCATGTTGCTCATCCGAAGACCCAACGGTTGTTGAGTGATCCAAGAAGGGTTGGGACTCTGTCGTCCAAGTGTAATCGTTTCTTTTCTTTCAAATCGTTCCATATCCGCGATCGACTTGAGCTGATGAGGAAAGAGTTGTCTCGTAATCTCCTTTGGTTGGACCGAAATCGTATCTTTCGTCCATAGTTCTTCGCTGGCATCGTCGGGAAGAGGTGTTATGGGAGGGCCTGTGCAGCCTTCAGACGCGATAGGTTCAAATCCAAGTTGAGAGAACATTCTTGTACTTAAAAAAAATTGAAAAAAAATAACCATTTTAAGCTAGTTCTGAAATCGTTGCAGATGCCTTCGCAACCTCGTCTGACGTAAGGGAAAGTATGTGTTCTGCAGCTTCTGCTTCTAAAAGGAAGGCAGAGACGTTGGCTACGGCTTCTTTCATTAAATTTTTAGCTTGATGTTGAGCAGCATTGCAACGTCTAATATTTTTTTCGTGCAATGCGACTGCGTGTGCAGCTTCTATATCTACACTTACGAATCTTAGATGTTCTCTAGAGTCACTTCTAATTCTGCGTATAGCTTGTGTTTCTGACTTGACAGCTTCAGATATAGAGTGCATTTCGTTGAGTATAGAATCTATATATGCTTCGTATTCTCTTTTTCTAGGTTCAAGCGATTCAGACACTGGGATGTTGAGAATCATATGAAGGTGGTTTTCGGTTACACTAGGCTTTGTATACACGTGAGGCTTTTCTATAAAAGTCGGTAAATCTGCCGCAATTCTTAGGCCTAATTTATGATATTTTCTGGTTTTCCATTTTCTTTTACGTGCAGCGGTGTATATATAATGCCCTTTAACGATATTAATATCAGATATTGGTCCGTCTTCACCATGTCGTGTAATAATTCTTTCTGTTTGATCATAGATATTATCATCATCCTCATTCGAAGAGATAGGGTCAACCTGAAATATTGGTAAAATGGATCTACCTGGAGTTACAATCATACTGCTAGGAACATATATCCACAGATTTCCAAGATCGATAAATATAACAGTTCCTTCATACAAGTATACTCTGCGTGCATTAAATCCTCTTTTTCTGCACGTCGTAAGCACTTTGGACAGAGGAGTTTTTTTAATTTTTTTTTCGGTTGTCATTTACGGTATCATATTTTTTTTTTAAATCCTGTTTTATTACCAAGGTGTAATAAAAACTTAATTGTTATTCATAATTAACGAGATCGTCTTCTTGATCGGCGTTTTGATCGGCGTCTACTTTTGCGGCACTGACGAGCACCAACCGGACTCTTAAGACGTCCCGTACTCTTGCAGTTATGGCGCTTGCGGCAACGACGTCTGCCCCTCGGAGACTTCAGTTTGCCGTATTTGCAGGCGGCGTTTTTGCGTCGTCTGGAAGACATGCGTCTGGACTTCTTACGGGAACGGCGTCTGGAAGACTTGCGTCTGGACTTGCGCTTTGACATGCGTCTGGACTTCTTACGGGAACGGCGTCTGGACTTGCGCTTTGATTTTTTGCAATAGTGCATGCGACCGTTCTTTCCTCTGTAAGGGCTTTTTAAGAGACCAGCTTTGCAACGTTTTCCGAGTCTGTGGCAACGACCAGATTTTCGGCTACGAGACATTCCTTTCTTACACTTTCTTTTTCTAGAACTCTTGCGAGGAGATTTACGACGGGATGGTGATCTGCGTGATTTCATTTTTATTTAAAGTAATATAATTATTTTTAGTTTTTAATCATTAATGAGTAAGCATTCTTCAAGTCGAGACTAGTCGATTCTTGCACTATGCGTTTCAGAATACTTGCAAATCCTTCGGTAGAGTGCTTTCCGATAGCATTAACAATTTTCATATTTTCTTCTTTGATTGCAGCCCTTTTTCGTTTGTAAACTATCTTTACACCCTTATTCTTTAATTTTTTAAAGGCCGCTTTTTTTTTGAGAGCTTTAAATTCTTCTTTGGTTCCATCTACACACAGTTTGAGTTTATGGTTTTCCAAAGTGCCCCCCTTGTCAACTTTCTTTACTATTTTCTTAAGACTGTCGACATCAGCGTCCGTGTACAGTATCTTTTTACGTTGCAACCCTAGGTCTATTTCTTTAATAGCTAGGTTGTCAAGATGTAGTTCCACTATGACGTTCCGTTCAGACTCTCCAAATGCGACTTGCAGAGCGCTTCCAGGATAATAAACATTCGACTTTGGTCTTTGATTTCTATGAATATGGCCCGATACAACGAAAGGGTAATCTTTTGCCCATTCATCTCCGTGTTCCGATGTGATAGCGCCCATCTTGACACCTTTTATTTCCTGATGAGCGAAAATAATATCGGCTTCCTTCCAGTTCCCGCACGTTTCCAAAGCTTCTATAAATCGTCCATTTGGTACGTAAGGTGTCATCACGACAGTTTTGCCATCCCATGTTTCCTTTATGACCTTGTCTACAACGGTAATATTTTTATTTTCTTTCAAGCCATTCATCCAGTGATTCTCCGTGAGGAATTGAGAATTATTAATATAATCATGGTTTCCTACCAATACATAGGTTTGCGCGATGTTTGACAACTGTTTTAGAAAGTATGTAGCTTCATTGAGAACTGTCGAATGAAGCCTTTCATGATCATGTAGTACGTCTCCTAGGACAACTACAGCATGTACATCGGGAAGTTTCTCTACATGCGAGGTGCATTTTGTAGTAAAGATTTTAACTTCATCCATGTTACTGATCTGAAAATGCGGGTCTCCTATAACAATAATTGAACTCATTTTGTTATATTATTATATAACAGAATGTAATCATTTTGAAGGTAAATAATTTCCCTGATCACACGGATTCTTCTTCCTAAGTTGGGTTTGTCTATCTACACATTTGATATATGCTTTACGAGCGTCTTCACATTCTTTACTGTCAGGTTTGAACATGCATATTTCATAAGAGGCCTTATGATATCTGTGACAAGGATTTATTAGTTTACTTAACATTTATAGCAGTAATTATTTCTCTAAATCTTTCTTCTTCTTCCTTCTACGAGTATTCTTATATCTCTTCAATCTAGGAATTACTCGCAGTAACCAAGAATCGTTATGACTGCTCCGGCTCTTAAATTCAAAAAAAGGCGCCTTGATAGAGTTCTTAGGATTTACATTGAGTACATCTTCAAAATCGTCTAGTATAATCATATCATCATACTGAGTTATATTGTAGAATGTAGTCAAATATTCAAGATCTTTAGTACCCCTTGCATTCTTTATTGAATGTTCATTATGATAATCAAACAATATAAATTCTAAGCTACGGCCAGGCTTATTCATTATCAAATTTTGTATAATAGATAATGCATACATTTGACTAGCAGCTGTCCAAACAGCTACCTTGAAATGAGAAAAAATATAATCTAGAAACATATCTAGATGAGGCCTTGCAACGACGTGATAATAGTTTTCCATACGAAAATGCTTCGCAAACTTTTCGAGTTTCTTCTTATTCTTAGGGTCGCTTTCAAACTTTTCAAGAGACTGAGCTGATATCAGAGTTGCGTCTAAATCAAGGACTATTAACTTATTGCACTGGGTCATTTGGAAAATGTATCTACACTCTTAAATAAATTTAAAATTTTATTTTCGAAAAATATTTGAAATTAAAAAATCCAACAACGGCGCATACTCCTATGAATGCAACAATCATACTCATTGCGTATGCTACGCTTACATCTGCCCATACAACCAAAGCAGCTGCTATTGATACAGACACTACGCCTCCTACAAGAGCACTATAAAGGACAACGTCTCCAGTCGCAGTATTTGAATCGGGTAAGAATACACCGATTGCTGATGCGAGTACAAGCGCCAGAGACATTGATGCAACTAATCGAGTCAATAGATCAGATTTACTTACAGCGGTACCGAACCATACATATGCAAATGCTAAGAATACAAAAAATGCAACTAGAGAACGTTGCAACCCTCCTTTACTATCTTCTTTGTTTCCAAAGAATATCAAGTTAGCTTTAGTCATTTTATTAATTTAATTAATAAAATTTATAGCTATTATATTTACTCGAAATGAGGCTTAAGCTTGCTCTGAACACGGTAGTACGTCAGAGGCTCTTCTCCCTTCTCGATGCGAAGAAGCTTCTTAAGCTTGGAATCAGGAAGAATTTCCCTACGATCCTTAGGATTCTGAAGGTTGTGTCCCTTAATGTAGGCACAAATGGCTTTAGTCACATCGACACGCGACTTCAGTTCGCCCGCATCGCACCCGATGAACTTGGCCATTTCCTTCGAAATAGAAACCTGCTTCAGAAAACCTGAATTCACATTAGTGCGCTTCTTAGGCTTCTTTCCCATCACTCGGATAGACTTAGTCTTCAGACCCTTAACAACTCGGTTGACTTTCTTCAGAAACTTGCTACCCTGACATTTTGTTCCACGAAGATTCTTGATTTCCGTTTCAAGATCTTCAATAAGCTTGTCAAAATGAAGAGTAATAGATTCTCGAGTTGCTTCGAGACGGGGAAGAGTTTCCGTAGGAGTTGACTTGACCTCCTCCTCTACCTCTACCTTAACAGTCTTGACCTTCGCAGCCTTGACCTTCGTAGTCTTAGCCTTCGCAGCCTTAGCCTTCGTAGTCTTAGCCTTCGTGGTCTTAGCCTTCGTGGTTTTAGCCTTCGTCGTCTTAGACTTAGCGGTTTTGCGGTTAGTAGTATTTGACATTTTTTTATAAAGAAAACCTATCTTTAAACCTACTACAAAGGTACTGCCAAACATTTGCGCTACGCACACAGCTCGAGTATTTGGACCATGGTGACTGCATGAAACTATATTTTAGAATTAATTACAAATATTTTCAAGTATTGAAGAATTGATTTTAGAATTTTAAGACTATAAAGTAGTTTTAAAATGTGTTTATTGATTAGTCTAATAATAAATCATCTTGTGATCGTTTACCTTTTCTATGCAATCTCCTTGACTTATTCACTGAAAGGGTGAAGTATATTGGTACCGTAGACAATGAATACCCAGCTACTGAAGCGAGTATACCTCGTAGGCTTCATCAATTGCTTGCCATATTGCTTTCTGTAGTAGGTCTTCTTCTGCTGCTGCTGCTGCTGCTGCTGCTTCTGCAAACGCCTTTTCTGCTTCTACAAACAAGTTTGGTGATATGGCTGCTGCTGCTGCTTCTTCTTCTGCTGCTGCTGCTGCTGCTGCTTCTTCTTCTGCTGCTGCTGCTGCTGCTGCTTCTTCTGCTGCTGCCTTTTCTGCTTCTGCAGCCGCTTTTAGTTCTAAGAACTTCTCATGGAAGCCTGCATACAGCCCCTTCATCTCTTGCGCCGCTTCAATTACCCCCTTTTCGTATTCCAGTTGTATCATGTACAAATCCACAGATCCAACGTACTTTAATAGTTCACCTCTTTTTTCAAAGTTAGATGGGCTGTGCAATCTTTGTTCCAATTCTAGTTCAGCCATATTATAAAGCATTTTATAATGGAAGGCTTTGAAGACTGCGACGTCCAATGCGTCTACTTTTTCCATCCTATTTACTTCAGCCGTTATTCGTTCTAGTTGTCCTGAATACATTCTTTCATTTCTCTTGATGCGTCTTATACCGTTTATGTATTTCTTAATTGTTTCCAAATACTTATTAATACGCGATTCCATCTTTATTCAAAATAAAAAAAAAAACACTTGCACGTACACCCTGAATCAGTGATTAGCATCATTAAAATTAAGTTTGTCGTTACTAATAAATGAATTGGAAACCTATAGCAGAAATATTTCTTGTTATCATGTTCTTATACAGTGGAATTAATAAAACTCGATCCCTCGGAAAGAAGGAAATGAAAAAGTTAACCGGACTAGGACTACCTGAAAACATTGCACAAATACTTAATTTTGCAGCAGGTGTTATAGAAATTGTTGCATCGCTTGTTGTCATACTCGCAGCGTTCAAGGTGAACGTAGGGGTAAAATATAAAGATATCGCATTAAAGGCTCTTATAGCCTTTACGGCATTGGTGACAGTCTTGTTTAAGATTTGGCCGATGCCATCTAAACTTCTTGGTCTAACCGCAAACCTTGCGGTTATAGGAGGACTTATTCTTGCATTATAATAAAATGGGTCTTTCACAATCAAACCATAGATTGGTAGGCGGCACGAAGTCGTACTTAAGCACAACATTTACACCCTGTTTAATAGGCGGTGCGCGGCGCCCATTGACTGCAGAACAAAGAAAAGAAAAGAATAGGAAGGATAGAGAACGACGAGCACGTATGACTGCAGAACAAAGAGAAAACATGTATAGGAAGAATCGAGAATATATGCGAAAACGACTAGCAAATATGACTGAAGAACAAAGAGAAAACATGTATAGGAAGAAACGAGAATATATGCGAAAACGACTAGCAAATATGACTGCAGAACAAAGATCAGCACTTAATAAGAGGACACGAGAATGGCGGGCAAAGATGACTGAAGAACAAAAAAAAGAATATGATACGAGGGAACGAGAAAATCAACGAAAACGACTAGCAAATATGACTGAAAAACAAAAAGAAGAAAGGAATAGGAGGCGACGAGAACTACGAGCACGTGCGAGGGCAAAGATGACCGAAGAACAAAGAAAAGAAAAGAATAGGAAGGATAGAGAACGATATGCGAAGATGACTGAAGAACAAAGAAAAGAAAGGAGTAGAAGGCAACAGGCACGTAACGCAAGAAAAGCTCGAAATTATGTTCAAGAAAAATATCGTAAAACTGTACTCTCGGCTATGTTAGAAGCAGCAGCAGAAGAAGAAGCAGCAGCAGCAGCAGAAGAAGAAGAAGTAGAAGTAGAACAACCTTCCTTTTTTGATCTGGACGATTTTATCATAACGGAATATTCGTCTAGAATCTAGATGAATAGAAAAAAAATTATTGATTGTAATAAACAATATGCCAGGAACACAATACTGCAGTGATTGCCCAGCCGTTTACGATGAGATCCATAACGTTGCCCTAACTGGAGGCAAACAGATCGTCCCTGTATGGGCACCTATTACTACTGATGCTTTAACGCACGGCGCCGCAGCTATGGCGTCGTCTAAAGGCGGATACTTCACCATTATGGGTGCGTATGGTGAGAACGCCGGATGTTGCGACCAAAAGTACGCGTCGACTGGTTGCAGATCGCCAGGTCAACGCAAGAACATGTGGGGATACTAAATAATTTTCATTCTTATCAAGATTGAAAATACATTTTTTTTATTTAATCAATTTCAAATTTTTTTCAATGGTTTGTCGTTCTCTTCCATTCTGGAATGATATTGTGTAGTACGTCCCATTAGGATCATCGGTGTGTATAGCTTTTATAATAGCTGTATCCTTGTTCTTGTACAAAACTTTGGATCCCATTCGATATTTCTTTGTTTTGATAACATCGACAACGCTTGAACCAGCGTTCACTGTGATGACTTTTCCTCCATGTTTCAAATAAACAGCTTTACGTGTTCTAAAATGCTTTCTAATTGTAGGGTTAGTGTCTACAAAATCTAATATAATAGGTTCTACATCTTCTCGTCTGAATACTCTTCCTAGAAACTGTATAAAATATGCTTCTATATCTGAAGCAAGAATCAAACAGTCTAACATTTTGTGATCGAACCCAACGCCAATCTTAGACGCCGTACCGACTAATACAGAAACTTCTTTATTAAAAGTTTTTTTTGTTCCGTACAAACCGTCTACTTGCACGCCTTTCTCCTTGAGTTTGGTTTCTAAGTATACGGCTTGATCTACTCTTTTGGTTAGAATCAAAATTGTTCTTGTTTTACTTAGTTCTATTGTCGCGTCTAAAATCATATTATTTCTAGCTTCGTTCTGGCTTTGCGAATTTAAGAGACCATTCCAATCGAGTCTGCCTTGATCAGTCAAGTCGGCTGTTGGTTTGAAACCAGTTCTCACTTCATAGACTGTATGAGCCTTTTTTAGTTCTCTAACTAGTTTTTGTTTTGAAAAGTAAATATCCAAAAGTTTATTAAGTCCATCAGATCGATAAGGTGTTGCAGACAAAGCGATAACGTATCGAGGATGAATATGAAGGAGAGCTTCAGACAAACATGGACTCATCAACTGATGACATTCGTCTACAATCAAGCATCCAATGTCGTCTAAAAGTCCATCGGGAAGCTTTCTAACATTCAACGCATTCATGACCATTATAGAAGCTGATTCAATGTTTGCCATCCATTTTTTCATTTTTGTCGGACTTTCTCGTTGAGCTTTTGAAGGAGGATTTATTTTAATAACCCCCTGTTTGTTCTTCAAATTTGTGAAGCTTTCAACTGCATTTATCCATTGTTCAATCAGTATAACTTTATTGACGAGCACCAACGTCCTCATTCCAATTCGATGCGCCATATTGATGCTCGTCACTGTTTTTCCGAATCCTGGATAGGCTGATATGACGACAGTTCCTCTTTTGTTCAAATTGAGTAGCGCTTCCTTTTTAATTATTTTTTGTTCGGGTCTTAGAGTAGCTCTGTAAGCGTAAGATGTTTGCGAGAACTCTTTCCTGATCGGTCGAGCCGCGCCTTCTACATTGCACAAAGCCCAAGCCATAGGTAAACTTATTTTATCACCGGATATATAGTATGGATACATAAATTTTTTTGGTTTTTTGGAAAACTTACTGATGAAAAATTTTTTAGGTGTAGCGTCTTCGTTTATATCTATTTCTAATTCTTTGGCAATTTTTTCTCGTGTAGCCATAGAAAGTTTAGTTATTGAAAAAGTGAGTGACATTTTTGTATTATTATACTATAGTATAATAATAATCGTTTTTAATCCGTTTTATTAAATTTTTCTTTCATTTGTTTGTATCCTGATGAGAAGAAATCCATAATTTGTATTCTAGAGAACTCGAACCTTAGTCCTGTTTTAGAATCATCCATAAGAGTTTCTATACGGGTATCTTTCCGAGCAGTTTCAATTTGCATTTTTTCGATCTGAGCTACTGGAACCATAATTAGTCGATGCAGAAAAGGAAAGAATGATTCGGAAGCTATCTTTGATTTTTTCTTCTCCGTATAGACTCTTAATCCGATTACCTTTTTACCCAATGCTTCAGCTTGCTTTACTGGGAAGTTGTTGGTTGCCGCTCCATCAACAAAAAAGGAATCTCCGTACTTGTATTTATCAAAAACAAACGGAATGTTTGAAGTCATCCGAAGGGCTACTAGAGCAGGGAGATCAGGATGAGAAGAACATGAAACATATTCGGTTTTATCTAATGAAACATTGTACGTAGTCACGGTTAAAGTTTTACCAAATTTTTCTTTGAGATCCTTGAGAGTAGGTAAATATCCTATTTTTTCAATAGTCATCCGTTCTAAAATTTCCTGAAACTTAGACCAAGAAGTAGCTCCACATCCTTGCATGACAGAAAGCATGTTGAAGTGAGCGAGTCTTCCATCAAAAATCTTATTGACTACAAGATAACTTAGTATCTCTTTCGGAGTATAGCCTATGATTAGAAAGAATGAAGTGATTCCTCCTGATGACGTTCCAAAGAAATTGGTGACTGAACTAAATTTTCCTGTATCGTACAAGAACTGCAACGCACCCAGAGTTATCAACGATTTAGACGCGTTCCCTTGCAACACACACGTATCGAACGGTCCGTTAGGTTTAGTAATAGTATCTGCCATTTAAAATAATTATAATGATCTTTTAAGGTAATTATTATTTACCTAGAATGAATGGTGTAGCATTTTGAAGCCAAGATGCCTATAATAATAATCTGAATCGCTATGATCAGTAGATAGATAAAGTTTGAACGACCTTCCATGTAAAAAGCTTTACAAATATTGCAGCCATTCACATGGTCATACACATCTCTGCATGAACATTCTTTCTCCTCAGGTGCATCGGCAGAGGTAGCAACCCCTGATGATTCGCCAAAATCATAGTGCTCTTTGACGGGCGGGGAACTGTACATTTCAGGTTCGTCGTACCCTCCTCCTTGCGAGGGCATCTGCAAGTAGCCACCAGGACCAGACATTTCAGCACCGGTGCCAGTGTATCCGTTAAAGTTTGGAACACTGTGCGAAGGAGACCCAGAACCCATACCGGAGTACTCTCCCATACCCGTATGCCCAGCAGGTTTTATGAACTTAGAATAAGCCATAGGTTGATGCTGCTGAGGACGTTCAAACCCAGGACTCATTCCAGGCGGTGGCAAGTTGTAATCATCTATTGTAGGAAGATCTTGTAACATTGTAACTCCATTATAGGACATTTCTTTATAAAATTATTTTTTTTACAGATCCTATAGTCTAAAGGGCTCGCGCATTGAATTAAAGAATGAAAAATTCTAACACGACTAGAGCTCAAGTGTTGCAAGCATTTAACGCGTCCGTTGTCGCGTTCATGGACGAACTTATTGATCAGTTCCCGTCTGAAACCGGGTTAATTTTTGCAAGGATTCTGCTCAAGGATCAAATTCCGATTGAAACAACTATGAAGAATTTTGTTTTGAAAATAGAAAAAGACGACGGCAAACTGAAAACTATGATTAAAGAAAAAAATGAAAAGTTTTTTCTAGAAAACTCAGTATTCTCTATAGACGCAACAAACGGAGAACAATACCAAATTGAGGGAAGTACTGTCAACCATTTTCGTAATCTTTGGTTATCTGATTTAGATGACGATGACCGTCTTATAATGTGGAAATGGTTTGAAACCTTCGTCGTTCTAGCTGATAAATATCAAGCTGCAAGTTAAACATTTGCAAGCATAAAAAAAAACATGAACTTTAAGAACGCTATTAAACAGGAAGTGCAAAACGCACCGGACGAAACAAATAAAGAAACTCTTCCGTCTGAACAAAATAAAATATTTAATTGGACTCCAATATATGGAAGACCCTATGCTAGCTTGTATGTTACAAAAGAAGACTGTCCGTCAGACCGATACATTTCTCCTAGAGAATGGCTTCGAGAATACAAAGAGGATATACGATATAATTTTTATATTCTCGAACATATTGTACAGAAACATTTTCCAAAGAATAATATAAAGTTCGATGAAAAAATTCAAAAATTTGAAAAGTTTGCTTTCGAAAACTCATCTTCAATATAATAATTCTGTTTTCAAACCTTAAAAGGTATGAAAATATTTTGAAATTAAATTTATGCCATCATCAAATCACGAGTAGACTCCTCTCGATCGTCTAATTGAACAAGAGGTCTAGCCTTGTATCCGCGCCATTCGCAAATTGCTCCCAACGATTTCGGTTTCCCCCAGATCATACTTACCTTTCTACTAAAATCGCTAGCTTCGCGCACTGGCATTTCAGAAGGTCCTGCATGATTGATCTTCCACCATTCTTTCCAGCTTTCCCATAGAGTATCACTTCTAATAGAACTTTCTTCGCTTTCTTGATACTCGGACGACAAGAATTCTCTGACAGCATCATTCTCCCGTTCGTACGCCAAAGTCGCATTCTTAACTTTCGGAGGATCAGCGCTAGGAAACTCAGTCCTGTTTCCCTCATCGTCAGGCCAACCCGCACGATGTTCAAGCAAGTACCAAGCCAATGCTTCTAACATGCCAGGAATCTTATCAGAAAAATTAAGATCCTTTGGAAAGCGTTTCTGCTTCAACTGTTCTTCATATGTTTCCGGACAAGGTTTGTCCCGGTCTACAAAAGTTGACTCAAACGGAATCACTCTAATACGGTTCCAAGTCGCTCGATCCGGATGTCTCAATCGAGGTAGGGAGTTGCAAAGCAACGTTAGCGTAAACATTGGAGTGACTTCCATAGTGTCTGAACCTTTCTGAAACAAATCTCTTGCCCAATAACTGTCTCCTCCAGACAACTGCTTCATAAGGCCGCAGTTCAGCTTCTCATCATTATCAGGTTCGTCCATAGTCGCGTGTCTCACTGGAGGTTTTGCTCGAGCCATTTCAGGGGCAGCGTTTCCCATTTTTGTTTTAGATCCAGACAAAAGAGTAGTCGAAAATTTGATAGCAAGCTTGCCAAGCAGCTTCTCTAGAAGCTTCTGAGTAATAGACTTACCATTATCACCATCGCCTGTCCAAATAAGCACAATCTTTCGACTATTGCCTCCTTCGAAAATCTCAGAATACACGTCCAAAAAGTATTTCTTCACGGTTGGATCGGGAAACACTTGTTCAAGGTACAATTCAAGCTGCTTTACAGCTTCATCGGTTCTTTTGAATACTCTGTATGCAACAGGCATCTTAGTCGAGATGTAGTCTTCTGGCAACCCGTCCCTAAATATGTTTTCTTCCAGATCATACACGCCGTTTTCGAATGCAACTTTCATTCTGTCTTTGTCCAGATTCTTTAGAAACTTCTTATCATAGAAAACTTCAGCACATTCACGCATGATATTGTTTTTGTATCGAGCATCTTTCAGTTGAAGAATAATTTTATTCATACTCTTGATTCTAGAGTTGTGCATTAGCTTAGCAGCTTCATCGCTTTCACTGGCTAAGATAGCTCGATGCTTTGAAATAGATGCTTCAAATATGCTAACCAACCCATCTTCAGAATCAGAAATCTTAGCTCTCAGATATGTTCCTTCTTCCATCTCTTCCCAAGCATGGTCGGCAAACACATACCATTTTTTACCAGATACAGACGCACATCTGAACTTTGTTCGATACATCTCGAAAATCATTCGTGCTATATCGTTGTGCGTTCCTCCCGTGTTTACAGCATCCATGACTTGTTGCTCGCTATTGTTTTTCTTCCATTTTTGGAACCCTTCTGGATCGTCCGTTTTCGCGAAGAAATGGAGCGATCCCAGTCCAGGGACCTCACGTCTTCTCATCGAATTGTTCCACTTATCGAGTACTTCTGCATCGCAGTATTTAGAAGATCTTTTAGAAAACTCGTCCCAGATCTCAAACCCTTCTCGAGATCCTCCTGATATGTTGTAGAGAATCCAACCAACTTTCATCCAATCCGAGTAGTTTTCAGCTCGCCTCGCGTCTAAAAATTTGATAATAGATTTTGCAGTTTCCAAGTCTTTCGCGGGGTTTGAAAACATGTCCGTGTGAGAATTGGACATGTCTACAATATCTGGGATTTCATCTCGAAGGCAGGCCGGAGGCTGAAGATTTGTTCGGATGTCCGTGACAGATCGATTATTGACTCGAATACTAAGGATTCTAGGCAGATTTTGTATCACGTTTGATCGAGTTAGCTCTATTGGATCTTCGCGACAGTTAAATATTTCATAACCATCAAACGCTTCCTCCGGAGACATACATTTTCCAGTATGATCATATACACACGTTGCCTTGTAGGCACTCATATTTACACCTTCCTTTTTGCAACCATACATCAACCATGCATTGACGACAACTGCGTCGTCTATTATTGATTCTGAATCGGTAAGACCAATATCCTCGAACAATGCACGTTCATCCAACCATGTTTTGATCCTTGGAATAAGGTGAACTCTGATATACTTCTTGCTCAAGAATAGAAATGGAAAATGCAGGTGAAAGCCGTTCTTAACGTAAGAAATCTCACCCAATACTTGTTTATACATAGGCTTTTCGAGCACTACACACGCCAAATTTTTCTCATCCATGTTTTCGTCGCATATACTTCGCAAAGTTTTCTGGTACGTAGATACCAATTCTTCTAATTGTTCCTTATCGTACAAATATCGGACTGGATCGGCATCCATGATCCCAGACACATCATCTTCTTTGACCTTTAAATCTACATCTACTAATACAGGTAGAATATCTCCTACGGGAGACTCTGCTAATCCTAAAGATTCAGGTATGTGATCCTTCAGCATCTCGAATAGTGTATCAAAATCACGACGTTCTAAACGAAACTTTCCTCTAGGATGAGTCATAGATACGTGCGTGCTATGACCTGCAGTCGTCCTTTTTGTTTCAAGAAAATTCGTAATAGTCTCAGATGTTTTTTTGTGTTCCATTTGTCCGTTCATTGTCCTCTTAATATATCACTAGATTTTTTTTAGATCCATCATTTTAATTTATTATAAATTTTTTTGACTTTCAGGTCTACGCCATCTTATCCTTCCATAACTGTATCTAGTACTGTCCCTATTTCTTTTCAATATTGACCAAACCGTATGGGCGGCGGCTGTCATTGACCCTAACATCAAGGGAACTTTTCCATCGTGATCGGCGATCAAAGGATGCTGCTGTTTCATTCCGTTAAGAGTAGAATAATGCGCAGTCCTATGAATATTGCGCGGAAATCTTTCAATCGGTGGAATTGGATAGGTTTGTACTGGCTGTTGACCCTTATTGTCTTGCGGTTCACCGTTAGTGTCTTGCGTGTTCATTTTATTTCAAAAGAAATAAAATTGTTATATTTACTTTGACAAGTAAAGTGTACCAGTTATCCTTATACCTGTTTCTGGTTTCAGCTCTACATCGCGACTTCGTCGCAGTCCTAAAATAATACTTACCTCTTTCTCCAAGTCAAGGGCTTCGATCTCTTCAAACGAAGATTGGTCTGGATGCATATTTAAGATTAACATTTTTGAAATTTTCATGTCGTAGTTCTTCTCTAAAATATACTTGTACAAATTAAGCTGTAAACTATACTTTACAAAATTGCAATCTGGAAGATGCTTAAGTTCCGGATGGACTGAACAATCGAATCGATTATTCTTCTTAATCTCCTTGCATCTTTTCCAATCAATTAAAACAAATTCGCCCTTCTCATTCTCAAACACGGCGTCAGGCGTTCCAGCGATTTTTAGATCATCGTCGAATATTCTCCATTCCGTGCGGTAAGGGTTCAACTCGTTCGTTTCGGCCCATTCCAAAAATTGATTCAATGCTGTATCCTCTTCATACACTTCTATTTCATATCCATTGCAGTACTTCTCAATCATATCATGAAGTTTGGTTCCTTCTTCTCTGGATTCGCGAGCATTTTTGTTCCAAAGCGATTTGATCTCCTTATTACTCATACCATAATACTTACTGGTTTCCCATTTATCCGACCCTTTCATCTTTGAAATAACTTTATCATGATCGAACCGGGGAAACTGGTCGCTTACTATCTTTGTTATAGACCTCAAATAGGGACATCTGTCCGTTGCATACGCATGACGACTTTTATTGAATTTAATTAGCCTGTCACGCGGGTGAGAATTTGAAGAAACTAACGACATTTTTATTTAAACGTATTTAACGTTTAAATAATCATTTTTATTACTACTTAACAATACATCGGCGAACCGTCGTAGCAACCTTGCGTTCCTCCGTTGCATCGAAATGGCTGACCGTTCTGGCAATAATGGATTTCAGGCGCGCCCATGTTTCCACCAGATGCAGCCGTAACAGGTCTGCACGCGTCCATGGCGGTTTTGCATGACGCAGAAGTTGTATCAGACAGTCTGGTGCAAGCAGCCAAAACTTCCTGTAAAGCCGGCGTGCACGAAGCTGGACGCGGCGCTGGACGCGGACCCGGTGCAACGATAGGTCCTGGAGCCGGTCCTGGAGCCGGTCCTGGAGCCGGTCCAGCACCAGGCTGGCACAAGGCGGCAATCTGAGGATTGCAACAATTACCGTTGCGACTTCCGTAATCTCCTAGAGTACGGTAACCTGCAAGTGTCCCACTGGAATAGCCACCGCCTCCCATTCCGCAGTTGCCAGAATTGCAGTAATATCCATCTGCACCGTAACTAGGTACTACGCCAAGCGCTGTAGAATTGGGCCTGCAGTTTACAGCAGGCATCTGATTATTTGGACATCCGTTTGACATTTTTATATTTACAAATATTTTATTTATACACCGTCTTAAACGCTTCTTCTATAAAATAAAATATATATGAGTGGACTACTATTTCTAACCGCAGACGACTTTACGGTCGAAAATGGAACAAAAGGTAAAATATTATGCAACCCTATTCCAAGCTTTTCGCTAGTTCTTTTTTATTCGAACCAGTGTAAACATTGCAAAACTTTGGTTCCAATCTTCAAAAAATTACCTGGAACAATAGGAGGTTGCCAGTTCGGACTATTAAACGTTGGCACAAACATGAAAGTTGTACAGAAATCGAAAGGAACTGTAACTGAAATCCAATATGTTCCTCTAATTATTTTGTATATAAATGGAAAACCATTCATGCGGTATGCTGGTAAGTACAACCAGGCTGAAATTGTACAGTTTGTAGTGTCTATGTCGAAGCGTGTCCAAACTAAAGAAGCTTTCGTAAACAAAAATAATTCTCTAAAACCTGACCCAAATATCACAGAGGACCCGCGCGGAGGAATCCCAGCGTTCTCGATTGGCAAGCCGCTCAAAGGTGATGGAAGGTTCGATGTATGCTACCTAGAATTTCAAAACGCTTATTCAAAACAATTAAAAAATCCTAAACATATCAAACGCGCACCATCTTTACCAAGTGGCGCCGGTATGGGCAGCACGCCTGGTATGAGACGTCATTAATTAATAAGTAATAAAATAAAATGGAACCAATTATAATTATTCTAGCGATTTTAGGAGCTTTGTTTTTAGTTTTCGTCCTTTCTGGCGGAGCTGGAACCGATTGCTCCAGACTTCAAACAAAAAACGATTGCAATCGTATAGCGGAATGCACGAATCACCCTGTTTGCCAACTAATTCTTTCTAAATAAAAACTTTTCAAACCTAATAAAGTTTGAAAATGTTCACAACACTCCTACGAAATCCAAAGTTTTCTCGTGTGTAGCGTTCCTAATAACTGGAGGCGCTTTACCAGCATCATGCGCTTCTTGCCAACGAAGGGCGCAGAGGCACCAACGATCCCCTTGTTTCAATCCTGGAAAATGCCGTGAAGGAGTTATCAAATCATTTCCTTGTCTCAATGTATAATCAAGAAACTCGTCAGTCATTTCTGCGCAAACGGTATGCGTTCCTAGATCACGGGTATCAACGTCGCAAAATCCATTTCGAAGATATCCGGTCACAGGATCCATACTGCATAATTCTAATTTACTTCCATCGATGTTCATGTTTAGTTTAGCAAAGGTAATTTCTAATTATAAATAAGGCAAACATCATCAAGGCAACGGTCACACTAGAAATATGAATATTTCGTTTATTTCGATATAATTCTGACGTGTCCTCGTGCGTGTACCAGAACGAACCTATAATCAAAGACAAAATGCTCACACCTAACAACCCCGCATTTTCTTTATCTCTTTTATCTTTACTGAAAACTGTGAAGAGGGTGATTATACTTAGGATCACAATCGTTGAATCGCGCGCACGATGCTTACTAGCACTTTCACCAGTAACGTGTTGCAGTTTTTCATCGCGTCTATTATGAATTTGAAGAATCCAAAAAAATATTCCTACTAAGAACATTATTTTTAATAAAACACAGTCTGAATTATGAAGACCAAGAATCATGAATGTCGCTACATACACTACTAAGCCGGGGAGAAAGAATTGAATTGTGCTCTTATCAATTTGGTACTTCAAACCAAATAAATCTATATTGTATTTGGGGGCATCTGTTTCAATATAATCTTTTTTCAAAATCTCGTTCATATCAGCCTCTTTTTTTTGGGCCTCTACGTCGGCATCAATGTTCGATTGTTGGTTATCGATAAGGTCGTCATTACTTTTTGTATCAGCCATTTATTACATAGAATAAAATATCAATAATAAATGAGCTCTAACATACGCCAAGACAGAATATGCGTTCAGAAAATTAGTCAAACACCTCAGACTGAAAGGAGATTAAAAGAAATACAAGACGCGAAAACTCCTCAAGAATACGAAGAACTTGCCGCTGCATTCTTTTCAGAAAAATTATGGGAGATTGACGCGACTATAAAAATTAAATTTTTAAAAACAAACCCTTTCGTACCTAGAACTCCCAAACGTGACATGAATACCAAAAACGGACCCATAGACCCACTCCAACAATTCTTCTTTGATAACCCTACATTCGATCTTAACGATGCGGTTGTTAAAATAGTCAGAGAAAGAATCGAACCTTTAGTACAGTTAAACTTTGTATTCTTAGACGATAACGCTTCTAACGAAGAATCAGACGTTAGAATAGACTGGAACGAAAATGGAGGTTGCTGGTCATATCTTGGAACCGATGCGCTGGACCATGGCAAAGATGAAGCTACTATGAGCTTCGCATGGTTCGATGTGTCTACTGTTATGCACGAGTTTGGACACATGATCGGCATGATTCATGAACATCAAAATCCTAGCGGAACCGGTATAGACTGGAACGAAAACGCTGTTTACGAATGGGCAGCAGACACACAGGGTTGGGATATGGAACAAACTAAAACAAATATTCTTGATAAATACAACCGCGAAGATATTAATGGATCAGAGTTCGATCCATTATCAATCATGCTTTACTTCTTTCCGGCTAGTCTCACGAACAATAATAAAGGCACGTATCAGAATTTAAGATTATCAGGAACTGATATGAAATATATAGCCAAAAATTATAGCGACGAAGGACGTGCTAGTATAGTATTCAAAGATATATACGGTCAAGATATTCTAGAAAATATTCAAAAATCTATTAAGATGAGACTTGCCAAAGGAACTATGACAAGAAATATAATTATAGCTTTAGGAGTAGTTATAATTATTATAGTTCTTATATGGCTCTTTAAAAAAAATTAAGCTAAGAATTCAGCAGCGTACTTAGTAAAATTTGTATACACTGCATCAGGCTTAATAAAATCCATTGTTATGTTTGGATCGATCGTACCGCAACGAGACTCGATGCCGCACATATTCACACCCATTCTCACAGCAAAATAACCAGGAGTTTTAGATTTTAATGGCCATAAAACACCCCATGTATTTTTACAAATCCAATAACCTGATTTGTATCCTGCTCTAGGATCCTCGCCTTCATCGCAATAACCTACTATTTCTATTGCATGACCGCCAGCTGGAGTTCCTTTGTAGTTTGAAGAATAATATCGACCATCGTTGTAGGTAAATAAATCATCGTAAACTATAATAGTAGCAAAAAACGGCCCATTTTCTATCAATTCACGTTTCATGTTCTTAATATTTCTATCAAGAATACGCTTCTGCTCGTCGCTTACCTTGCCTTTTTGAAGAAACACTTTATAAGGTAGTGGATCGGTCAAACGCTTCAAAGAATCTTGCTTTACATTGATACCTGGCAAAACCGGACAATCTCCTTTTACATTGCTAGATCTTAACTGTTTGTATCGTAATTCAAAATCGAAAGGTAGCTTGTAGTTTGTTTTTTCCATCCACTCGAAAACTTTTTCAGGCGCAGCACCTTTACAAGCCTTTTCTCTATCGTAGCATTGCAACAAAGCTTGCGCAGACATTAAAACAGGCTTGTTTTTGTACACAGAAATTTTATCACCAATTACACCAGCCGTAACGAAGGCCCAACACGAACCGCAGATGCTGCCTTGATCTTGCACGGGTGTCAAGACATTGAAATTGTAGCATATGAATTTGGGAAAAATAAATGTAGAATCATCTTTGAACGCTTTCATACGTGCTCTGATATCTAAAATAGGAGTGTTAACAATAGGTTTTTTTTTAACCGTGCTTGGATAATGAGGTATTAACCCTATAATTTTCAACATTTATTATTATACTTATTATCTTCTTCTTAAAGTTTCAGAAGCGCTTTCTGGAATCTTAGGCCTGCTTCGTTCGCGTGCAATATCAGTAGCTTCTCGTTGCTTCTGAAGTTCCTGCGCGCGTGATACCAAATCTCCTTTTACACTTTGGTCTGAAGATTCGCGAGCTTTCTGTTCCAACCTTTTAGCATCTATCTCTTTCTTTCGATTAAATGCTTCGATTTTTTTCAATTGAATTGTATGAGGATTAAGATCATCCTCTGACGGAAGTAAATCAGACAACGATGATACTCCTTTGCTAGGCACACTCAAATCCAAAGATTCTTGACCTGGATCAATCGGTTCACTACTTTCTCGCTTTGGAACAGGAACTTGCGGCCTTTGAACAGGAACTTGCGGCCTTTGAACAGGAGCTTGCGGCCTTTGAACAGGAGCTTGCGGCCTTTGAACAGGAGCTTGCGGCCTTTGAACAGGAGCTTGCGGCCTTTGAACAGGAGCTTGCTGCTTTGGAACAGGTGTAGCTATCTCATACTCTGAGGGTGCCAATGGATTACCATTCTGCGAAATAAAGTCAAAACATTCTTCGAATCCTTCATTAAAAAATATAGAATCAGAATTAAATTCGATAATAGTTGGTACTACATGTATCTTCAACTTTTTGCATTTTTGTCTAACTTGTTTGGCATCTATACATAACCTTCTGAAAGGTATTCTGGATTTAGATACATAGGGAAGTAAATCGGAACAAACTGGAGAATGTTTACTGAAAATAATAATAGGTTTACCGTTCATTTCTCTGACGATATTTGATTGTTTAAATAAATCAGGCAGTAAATAAAGAATGAATGCTAATATTTGTCAAACAGAACAAGCTCCGTGTCGTAATAGGGATACAGTCAGATACGTTGGATACTCCGCTAGACACAACGAAACGCCAGGGTTTGAAGCTCTGTTCACGGACGGAACGATCAACATGATATCAAAAGCTGTCACGCATTACCTCGGAAAGGACCTCGCAAATGGTCGTCCGATAGTTGTTCCAAACGAAAGGATTCTTAGTGTAGTAAGTGAACTTGTGCATACTTACAAGGCAGAAACTGGTGATATTTTTACAAGATTAAATGTGCCGAATAATAATGATGATATGTGCCAGAAGATAATCTATAGAACGATTACGGTCATCGTTGATAATGTTAGGAACACATTGGAAATGGAAAATATTAATGGGAAGCTGTCCATATGGGATACTGTGTTGGGAGAATTCAATGAAAAGGGTCTGAGATCTCATGCGCCTTTGACAGCTGAAATCGATAACACGCGCCGATTATTTCAATTTAATATGAACTATTAATAAATGCCAGACGATTGTTTTTCGATTAATTTTATACCTATTAAAAGTATAAAATGTACTTATTTCCTGGATGAATGTGTTTTATTCTTATTCTTTTTAATAATATGCCCTACTTCTTTTGCAATTTTAGTAATAGTAATATCACTTAAATTGCATGCGTCTGCAAACTCTTTCAGTGTAATTTGAATACCTTTGGAAACAATCCAGTAATACACCAACCCAGACGCAACACTGTTTGGTCGAGCCCTGTTCAAGTTCGAACTTTTATTTTTTATTTGCTTGTAGAGTGTAGCTACATCAGCCTTTTGCTCCGCTGAAGCTGAAAATGTGTTCATAATCTCATTGATCAAATGTTCTGCTGTGATGTGTCCACCTCTGAGCAAGGGCGAAGTTGAATTCAGAGTCACGTGTTTCAAACCTTTCAACCCGGCCTTTCGACTAAGCTTAAACAATTTAATTAGTTTCTCGTGAGTTTTAGGCTGGCCAGTGCTTTTGTACGCGTGGAAAATACACGCGAAAATTATAGCTTTGCGACAGTTGCCTCTAAAAATATTGCCTTTTGCAACATCAGTATATAAATCGTTTGCTATCGATACAATCTTATTGGAAAAACCCAACCCAAGAACATCTTTGAAAATGCTACGCTCGTCTGTTTTTCTTTTCTGAACACGAGCAGGATCTTTTCCAGTATTATTATAATTTCTCCACTCACGATCGTGAACAATTGTATTCTTTAAAATTTCACCGCACTCGGTGCAAGTTTCTATTCCTCCTCGAGTTTCAGTACAACTGTGAGTACACGACGCGTTGGTGCACTTCTTTTTCTCTTTAGCTGCTTCAAACTTTTCGAAATTTTTTAATGCTGTGTCAAATAAGTCGAAGTTCATCTTTAAGATTCTTATTTCAAGAATCTATTCTTTAAACAAATCATTTTTATCTTTTGTTTAATAAATGGTATCTAAAAGAAAATCCCCTAGAAAATCCCCTAGAAAGTCCTGTAAAAGAAATCAAAGTCGAAACAGGAAAACAGGACGTTGTCGTAAGAAATGCGCTTCCAGAAGAAGAAGTATGAAAACTGGAAGGTGTCTTAAGAGAAAATGCAAGCACGGAAGTCTTAAATCGCCTGTCAAGTTGTTTTCTGGACGACACCGTTACTGTAAACGCAAGCGCAAATCCAAGCGCAAGTCAAAGCGCAGATCTTCGAGAAAATCGCCCCGTAAATCAAAGCGCAAATCTTCTCGTAGATCCAAGCGCAAATCTTCTCGTAGATCCAAGCGCAAATCCAAGCGCAAATCCAAGCGCAAATCTTCTCGTAGATCCAAGCGCAAATCCAAGCGCAAATCCAAGCGCAAATCCAAGCGCAAATCTCCTCGTAGATCCAAGCGCAAATCCAAGCGCAAATCTCCTCGTAGATCCAAGCGCAAATCTCCTCGTAGATCCAAGCGCAAATATGAATCGGCCAAGAAAAAAGCTCGTAGAAGGCAACAGTCACGATCTAGAAAAAGCGCCAAAGCTTACAGATCCAATCGCAAATCAAAGCGCAAATCTCCTCGTAGATCCAAGCGCAAATCTCCTCGTAGATCCAAGCGCAAATATGAATCGGCCAAGAAAAAAGCTCGTAG